AAAGCGTATACTAAATTAATTAAAGCAGAACTAGTAGCACCACCAAAATGAGAATAGATTCAGATATTGACATTGACTTTGGTGATAGAGATTCATTATTAAAGTTAATACCTCATACTAGAGCGGCAATGCGTAATGTTAAACCTATACGCAATCATGCTACTGGTGTTTATATTACTGATATCCCATATGATCCAGTAAACAATATAGCAAGTATTGACTATACGGTTGCAGACAAACGTGGATATTTTAAATTAGATTTGTTGAATGTTCACGTTTATAATCAAGTACGTGATGAACAACATCTCATAGAGTTAATGCATGAACCTAATTGGGGTAAGTTAAAAGATCCTGCATTCGTAGAAAAGTTGATTCACTTGAATAATCAATTTTACAATCTACAAAAGATGCCAGAACCTGTAGATAGTATCCCTAGACTAGCTATGTTCCTAGCTGTTATTCGTCCCGGTAAAAAGCATTTGATTGGGGAACGATGGGTTGATGTTGCAAAAACAGTATGGGATAAGGGAACTGATGGGTATGTCTTTAAGAAAAGTCATAGTCTAGCCTATTCACAGCTAGTTGTAGTTCATATGAACCTATTAGGGTAAGCGTTTAACTAGTGTAATACTACGGCGTTTGCTTCTGCGTTTGTTTAATTCAATTATACTACATACAGGACCATGCAGTATTGTAAGACTTTTGTTATTGAATGTCCTAATATAGGGCCTAAAGATACTCCATTCGTCTTTTAAGAACAGATTAATAGGGATTAATCTATTACTTTCCCACCACCAAACATCTCCCAATTCTAAGAATTTTTCTTTAACTTCATTGTCTATTATAGCACCGTAATCATATATAGTGGTTACTATATCGTCTCGGTTCTGGACAATTCCCACATAATCCTGATTTGCATAGGAACAAATAGTTATGAAGGGGTGATTTTCGCCTAAGCGTTTAAAAAACTCGTTTTGTATCATTAAAGTTATAGTCTCGGATATATTTATCACCCTTCCCAAACCATTAATAAAATAATATATATGGGAGACTAAATACACAATAGGAGATTACATTTGTGTACTCAACCCAAGTTTTCATTTATACACAACGTCAAATCGTTGTATTATTATCAGGATATTCGCCAAGGAGTTATATGCCTCAGTATGCCAAACCACTGACCCTGCACAAAGGTGTAGACAATCAAATACAGTTTCAGTTCTTAAATCAGCAACAGAAACCAGTAAACATTACAGGTAAATCTATTGTATGTAGAATTATTAACTCGACCGGCGGAGCAGTATTATTACAAAAGGCATTAACACTACAATTGCCAGCAACGGGTATTGCAGCCTTAGAATTAGGTCCTGCTGATATAGATGGATTTGATGCACAGAAATGTTACTACTCATTAGAAATACCAGTTGGTGAGTTTGACTTCCCTGTATTTGTAGACCAAAATGCAGGCGCACGTGGTGATTTAAATATTGTTAATAGCATCCTTCCCAGCTTCATTCCTTCAATGCCAGTTACTATTCCTACAGGACAAGCGTTTCCTAATAACAACGCAAATGGCAATAGCGATAGTAATTTAATATACTATACAAGCGTTATCAGTACAAATGATAATAGCATATTGACCATACAAGCTGAATATAGTGATTATTATGGTAATATCGCTATTGAAGGTTCTACTATTGTTGATGGAGATTGGTATCCTATCTTTGCTGACACATATGAAGAAGTAACAGATACAAAAGGGTATGTAGTAGAAGGATTTCACCCATTCATCAGAATGCAATTTGAAAGCAATGCTGGTATTGTAACTAACATATTGGCAAGATAAACAACCATAGTTGTTGATATCTCTGTTAGAGTATGTTATACTACTACTAATGTTTGATATTTTATCTATAATTCCTGGCAAAAAAAAGACTACAAGTAGCGGATGGCATAGTTTTAATGCTATCTGCTGTAGCCATCTTGGTCATAAACCTGATCGTAGAATGCGTGGTGGTATTAAATTTGACGGGCAAACTAACTGGTCTATGCATTGCTTTAATTGCGGATACAAATGTAACTTTGTATTAGGTCGTAGTATAAGTTACAAAACAAAACAACTATTGTTATGGTGTGGCATTGATGATACACAAATAGGTAAGTGGAGCTTAGAAAGCCTACAGCAAAAAGATTTACTTGAAATTGTAATTCAAAAGAAAACTAAAATAAAAATTAAATTTAAGGATCACGAATTACCTGAGGGTGAAATGTTAGACGGTAATAATCCATTACACAAAGTATATGTTGATTATCTAAAATCAAGGGGAATAAATTATAATGAGTACCCGTTCTTAATAACACCAACAGCAAAAGGTCGTTATGCAAATAGAATAATTATCCCCTACACATATAAGAATAAAATTGTTGGTCACACTAGCAGGTTTTTAGACAATAAAATACCTAAATATATTAACGAACAACAGCCTGGATATGTGTTCAATATTGATATACAGAAACCTGAATGGCAAGTATGTATATTAACTGAAGGTATATTTGATGCATTAAGTATTGATGGTATAGCAATCATGCATGATGACATAAGCAATGAACAAGCACAATTAATTGCATCATTAAATAAACAAATTATTGTAGTTCCTGATAGAGATAAGACAGGATTGAAATTATGTTATAGAGCATTAGAATTAGGCTATAGTGTTAGTTTACCTAATTGGGAATCAGATATTAAGGACGTCAATGATGCTGTTGTAAGATATGGCAAGTTGCCAACTCTATTAAGCATCTTGCAAAGTGCTACAATGAGTAAAATAAAAATAGAAATACAGAGGAAGAAAATTGAAAAAACAATCGGATAATAAAGAATATAGTGTAGAATTGCAGAAGTTGTTTTTGCAAATGATGATTACAAATGCCGAACTGTATACCAGAGTTATGAATATTATGAACTCTGAAAACTTTGATAAATCATTGCGCCCAGTAGCAGAACTATTTAAAGAACATACAACAAAATATAATGTATTGCCTGATAGCACACAAATTAAAGCATTAACTGGCATGGATCTTGAAGTCATACCTGAATTGAGTCAGGGACATTATGATTGGTTCTTTGAAGAATTTGAAAGTTTTACTAAACGACAAGAATTAGAAAGAGCGATATTAAAGAGTGCTGACTTACTTGAGAAAGGTGATTTTGGTCCCGTTGAGAAACTAATTAAAGAAGCAGTACAAATCAGTTTACAAAAAGATATGGGCACAGATTATTTTGCTGATCCGGCCGGTCGTATTAACAAATACTTTAACAGTGGTGGACAAGTTAGTACAGGCTGGCCACAGATGGATAAAATATTGTATGGTGGTATGAGTCGTGGTGAATTGAATATCTTTGCAGGTGGTAGTGGTTCAGGCAAAAGTCTTGTTATGATGAATATAGCATTGAATTGGTTACAGACAGGAATGAGCGGAGTATATGTAACATTAGAATTGAGTGAAGAACTAACTAGTTTGCGTACTGATGCTATGTTAACTAATATGGGCACAAGAGATATTCGTAAAGATATTGGATCAACCGAACTTAAAGTTAAAATGGTTGGTAAGAAAGCAGGACAATATCGTGTTAAAGCATTACCTGCACAAAGTAATGTAAATGATATTCGTGCTTATTTAAAAGAGGTACAGATTCAAACAGGTATTAACATTGACTTTGTAATGATTGATTATTTGGATTTAGTAATGCCAGTATCTGTTAAAGTTAATCCTAACGATCAGTTTATCAAAGACAAATATGTTGCTGAAGAATTGCGTAATTTATCTAAAGAGATGGGCATATTGATGGTAACAGCAAGTCAATTGAATCGTAGTGCAGTAGATGAGATTGAGTTTGACCACAGTCATATTGCAGGTGGTATCAGTAAGATTAATACAGCAGATAATGTGTTTGGTATCTTTACAAGTCGTAGTATGCGAGAGCGTGGAAAGTATCAAATTCAATGTATGAAAAGTCGTAGCTCAACTGGGGTGGGCATGAAAATTGACTTAGAATATAATATTGAAACTATGCGTATTAGCGACAATGGGGGTGATGGCGAAGATAGTTATAGACCTCAACCCAGTGCAGTTGATATTATGAATAAGTTAAAACCTCAATCTACATTACAATCTACAGAACCTATCATAGATCAAGCTACAGGGGAGATTTTAGAGCCAGAAAACAAGCGTATTATAGTTGATGTACAGGGGGCAAAATTGAAGTCAATATTGAATGGTTTAAAGAACAAATCCTAAAAGTAGATAAATACTATTAGGAAACTATTATGCAAAAACAAACTCGCAGCCTGCTTCAGGAATTGGAAGCTATTGGCAATAACCGTGATACAAGTCATGTTATTGAGAGTAGGGCCCACAACATCATTACTAG